ACAAACCTACAAAATATTTTGTAGTCTTGTCTTGAAGATAAAAATAAAAATAAAAAAAAGGGATAAGACGGGTCGCCCGAAGGCGACCCCCCTAATCCACTTAAGATTTATTGTGAAATGTTGTTTCGTACCATTTAACATTGTTAATTGTGCCACAAGTTTTATCGTGAAACGCACTAAGTAATGTCATTATTGTTTCAATGTCAGTAGTATTAATATCTTCCATATCCTCAATGCAATCACCGCCCTCTAGTACATCCATCATTTCAGTAAACAAATCTAGTTTGTGTTCTAGTTGTTTAATAATTTTATTATTTGATTGTCCTCTCATATCCTTTTTCACCCCCTTTTTTTTCAGCCCTTTGGGCAAATTGTCCTCGGCATATACTATATATAAGCATAGTGATTTGACCTTCTCTTAAGTTCTCTTATTTTGTAGTCTACTATATTTTGATGCGTTTACCCCCTACTTTACAGAACCACATAAAATATGCTAGACAGGGCTACAAAATGTTTTGTAGTTTTGTCTGACACAACATTAACACCCCCCCTTCGGGGGGGGTAGACTACAAAATATAATTCAAGAAAAAATATAGGTCAATACGACCCATATTTATTTTCTCGTTCCCAAATCATCATTTCTTCATAGGATTCAAAAACCGGATTTTGTGGTCGAGGTTTTTTTGCTAATTCTAAAATCTCGGTCATTGGGTCATCTAAATCTTTTAGATATTCAAGATTTTCTTTTCCCCATGCACCTCGGAAACCATGAACACAAACTTGGCAAGTACAATGAGGTTCAAAATAATACATATCCGGTAATTTTAATTCACCGTTTTTATATTGCTCAAATTGTTTTTGAACACCTTCACGCATTTCTTCATGTTCTGGGTTTTCATCTATTATTCTGAACATAACATCAAATGTTTCTTTTAACTCATAGAGGGCTGCTTCTTTGTTTCGCATATACTGTCCTCTTCTCTTTAGTATATAAACCCACCGTTCTTTACTCTCTCTCATTTTGTAGTCTACTATTTTTTAGGGTCTTTACCCCCTACTTAATGAAACTACCTAAAACGTGCTAGACAACGCTACAAAATGTTTTGTAGTCTTGTCTAGGCGTAAAAAAAATCAAAAAAAATTGCCCCGACACACGACCCGCCCTTTAGGTCTAATGTGTGCCGAGGTCTTGGGCTTTCGTTGTTATTTTATTTATCTAAGAATTGGGATTTCGCTGCCTGTTGAAAAATCCCAGATTGCTTTTTGATTGTTTCTTTTGGCTACTCTAAGAGCAACTTCGATGTTTGAATAAATTGCTATTGGGTCAAAAACAATTTTTGAACCATTAGGATTATTTTTTGACATTCCTAATTTTTCAGTCCATACGCCAACATAATTTGCTTTTGGGTATTTTTCAAGTACAGACAAAAACATAAATAATGTGTGGTCTTGTGAGTGAGTTGCGAAAGCATCTCCCTTTTCTAAACCAACCGCATAACCTGTGGTCGGAGTTGCTTGCATTCCATTTCGGTAGTATGTCCCGTCTGCTATTTGTCGCATATCTATTGAGTGAGGCCCACCCTATATAAACCCCTATGCTAAATTATTCTCCTGTTTTGTAGTCTACTATTATTGAGGGCGTTTAACCCCTACTTGACGGGAACGGTAAAAACCTGCTAGACAAGACTACAAAATGTTTTGTAGTGAAGTTAATAGTTATTTTGTAGTTTAGTCGGGCCTAGACCAATTTATCATTTTGAGAGTTTAATCTTTTTACTATTTTTTTATACTCTTTCGGGTTTGTTTTTTTTAGTGCAAGTAATTCGCTTTTTTGCATATACTTCCGTATGACTACCACTATATAAAGATAACTACTAGATATATTTGACATTTTGTAGTCTAGTCGAGTGCGTTTATTTGCTCACGCCCCCGCATAAGGCGTGTCGTCTTGACGTTCTAGCAAGCCTTATGGACAAAACTACAAGATATTTTGTAGTCTAGTCTAAGGGGTTGGGTGCGGGCTTCGCCCGCACCCCCCCCCCCCCCGCAACTTCATCTTTTGTAAGACCTTATGGACAAGACTACAAAATGTTTTGTAGTAATAAAACTACAACTTGTTTTGTAGTTTAGTCGAGAAGATTTTGGTTTTCACCAACAATCACCCGACATACAATAACTCATAAAATCATCTCCACCGTACGGTTCATTTCTAATTGCATCTTGCTGACACGCTGCCTCGCAAGCCGGACAAGTATCTCCAATAATTTCTTTTGGCATTTTTCTATAACACTCATGGCATTCTTTTTCTTCGCTCATATATTTCGGTATGACTATCAGTATATAAAGATAACTATTAGACCTCTTTCACATTTTGTAGTCTACTCTCTCACACCCGTTTAATACACGCACGTACGTGCGTGTTGTTATAGAGGTATCTGCGACAAAACTACAAAATATTTTGTAGTCTAGTCCGATACAAAATTAAAATAAAAAAAAGAAGGCCGAGCCTTACGGCCCGACCCTCTTAATATTGGGGGGGGTCTGGGGGTTTTTGTTAATCAGTTGTCCCCCTTCTTCTAAAGATTAAGACCATAGATTCCATGAATCTGTAATCTCTTAGTACGGGTGCTGTATCTACTGCAATTTTGCCTTGTAGGTCTAATGCTATTGCGTGGTATGGTACTGAACAATAGAATCCAACAGGCACATAATTTAATTGTACTTCTTCCGATTGGTTTAGGAATACTGCTTCGGCTACTGCTCGATAAACTCTAGTCCTTTGACGGTTGCCTACGCACCATAAGTTTCTCTTCACTATTCCTGTGTCGTTTGCTGATTCGTAAAAACCGCCATGATATTTGATTGATGTAATTTCGCTGCTAAACTTTCTTAATTCCTTTGTGCATACTGCTGCAAATGTGTTTTTTGAATTATTGAATGCGTTAATAATATCTGATTCAAAATGTAATGCCTCTGCATCTTTCTTAACACCAAAGTATGAAGCAACTTCTGTTATGCAAACATTGTACATTTCGCCGAAGTTTTCTCGACCGATTCCGTTTGAGTTTTTCTTTGCGTTATTACGAAGCATTTTCAGATATTTTGCCTTCTGTTCTGTGAAGGGTCTAATATCCGAGAATGACCTAAAGTAAGTTTGTAAGTTATCATCTTTATCGTGTATAATTGCCATATTTATTTCCTCCTTATTTTGTAGTCTAGTCGAATTAATAATTATGATTGAAGGGGGTTGCCCCCCAACAATCTTAATTCGAACCTCCTATCATTGGCATATTTGACCATGCAACTTTTGCTTTTGCTAATTGTTCAAGATTTGATTCTGTTTGTCTAAACATAGCCCATCCGCCATTGACTAAAGTGAAACCTAATCGTGGCAAACATCGACCTACTACTTTCTTGCAGTTGCCCCAACACATTCTATTATCGCAAAATGAATGTTTTTTACCGTTTGCGAATTGTTTGGTTGATACTGTTTGAGGGTATCTTAATTCTACATCATACATTGATTTTCCATGACCTGTTCTAACTGTTAGAACATACTCACCAATGAACACAGGAAGTCCATTCTGCATCTCAAATAATGGCATCTTGATAGTAGTTTTCATCTCAATCTTATTAGCAATATTGTGTACTAGAACGGTTCGAGGATGGATTTGAGACCATTCCCATGAACCGGACCAATCACCACAGAATGAACCAATATTTGTTAGTCTATTCTTAGTACATAATTCATCATTTGCATATAATTTTGAATCATTACATGGACATACTGAACGTGTTTCACTTGAATAATTAATATCGGATATTGGACATTGTTCTTCTGTTTTTGAACGGTTAGCATTCTTTCTAATAGAGTTAGAATCTTTTAGATTGATGATAGTGTCTAATGTGATTAATTTTTCATTACCATGACGATTCAAATATGAATCATCAATATTAGTGAAAGTAAGCATTTTCAGTACTTTCTTAATCTTGGATTTCTTACACTTGAAATCCTGATTTTTTGAGGTTTTAACCTCAAATAAATCTCCTAAATGACTGATAAAATCAGCATCCTTTAGGGCAGTCGTTCTTAAGCCTCTTGACATTACTTCCAATGACATAGTCATTCATAGAGGTATTACCTATATGAAGTACCCGACCGGACTACAAAATCACAAAAAGTGGGTTTTTGGGCTAATTTCGGGGTTTTTTGGCGTTTTTTCACTCTTCCAAATAGATAAATATATGCACGTATGCACCTCGCCAAGCACCGCTTACAATTTTTTATAATTTTTTTGAAAAATATTTTTTTACATTTTTTTCCATTCAAGTTTATGTGCGCCGGGTTTCCTACGCCATTTTACTTGGTTAGTACGCTTCAAGTAAGTTGGGACTATATTCCTAGAAAGTGGTGTCCAATAATTACTTACATACTTATTTGCTTTCCACGCAATTTCTTCTGACGTTTTCCAATCATCTAAATATCCTTCATCCATTATTTTATCAATAGATTCCTTATAGACAATCTTTTTGCTTTTAGGGCCATGCCTTCTTACTTCCGGGTTTTGTTTATTGTATTTTTTCTTCACTTACCATCCTCTCCTATCTATTATTTTTCCACCAAGACCTTCATGCTTGCTTATTCGTTGCATTTGTGTTTCACCACCTAACCAATCGCCACCTTTCATGGTTTTCATAATTACCGGCATATCGGGTGTCCTGTATGTGAATTGGTCTATGGCGTGTGCAAAAGCCATAACAGTATCGTTATGTCTGCCTAAATCTACAATCAACCCATCACGCCACGCATGAGTTTCTAATTCTTGTAATAATATACCTATCTTGGTTCTAGTAGCATCATTACCAAACGGGAATACTACCATTTCTCTTTCAAACCAAACTCTAAGTCTATTTAGTAATCCTTGTTTTAATACCCTATTACTAACCTTACTAGGTCTGTAATCTACTACCGCACCTTTTTGTGCAAGCAGACTTTCGTACATTTGTTGAAAACCTACATCCTCAACCGCTATCGGACAATTACCGTAGCGTTTAGACCACTCTATTAACATATCCGCTTGTTTATCCGGTGGAAAGTCATTTCTTCTCCACATATCTACAAAGTGAATATAACCGTCATCATCTTGCTTTAGACATACCATAACGCTGTAATCTTGCTTTAATCCATGTGCAGGGTCAAACCCTATAACATATCTGTACCCATCCATCTTATCAGTCTGTAATATAGAATCCATATCCATATTTTTTCTAATCAGCATTCTAGGAAACACACTAGCCTCGTCATCTACTACTTTACACAAATATTCTTGTACAAAGGATAATTCACCCATAGCCTCTTTTTGTTCTAGTAAAAACTTAATAGGTCTATATTCGGCCCATAACTCTACAGGCTTAATATTTAGTGGGTCGGCTTTATGTTCATCCCAATTAGGAATAGCAGACCACGTACCCGATTTCCATGTTCTATTTTCTAACATTTCTGTATGGTACAAATCATTCATACTCATAGGTGTACCTACTACGAAAATCGCTGTACCGGGACTTAACATAGGGGTAATTTTCTTTCTAAACCATTGTGCTATGTTATTCCAATTCATATCCCCCATATCATCAAGTACGTCATCAAATGCAATAGCCGCAGGGTGTTCTCCACGAATAGCCGCACCAACAGAAGTAGCACGAATCCATGCACCGTTAGTAAAGCGGATTTCTAGTTTGTTTCCCCTCTTAGGGTCGAGATACCTAGATAATTGAGGATGCCTTTTCATATCTTCTCTTATTTCTTCTAACCTTCTAACTGCAAGGTCTTTACTAGCAGAAAACAACCAACAAGTAAAAGGTTTATTACGCCATTGTTCAAAAAGAGCCATGTGTAATAGTTTTACCCTTAAAGTAGTTGATTTACTATGGTCCCTCGGTGCAATAACACAAACACGATGTACAGAAGAATTGTCGTGATTATCTCCGTACATATCCATCCATTGTCCTATATGGTCGCCCCAAGTATAACCTAGCCATTTGTAGAAATACTCTACGTCATTACGACTACGTTCCATAGAAAAATTAGTATTGAATGTAGCCATATAATCACTTCGGGTGTAAATCTTTTTTATTACAATGTGGACATATACCTCTTAACGCCTTTGTTTTCATCATTCTGTTAGTAGCCCAACCACAAGTGTAGCATTTGGCTGAAACCCACATTACTCATGCACCACCGGAGAAAACAAATTACCTACTAATCCTAATTCTTTATCTACAATATGGGCGCAAATACCTGCTCTAGCAAGTACATATCCTTTTCTAGCGTGGTATCTATCATGTCCGGCTAGACTAGGTAATTGGATTACCGTACACCCTGCTTTTTCTGTCAGTCTCATGTGGTGTAGGTGTCCGTGAAACCAATAATGGTGTTCTCTTTCTCCCCAAGCCTGTCTTTCTTCTGTAGCCATAAGTGCAGGTAAGTCATTACCCCTAACACCATCACCGTGAGTAAAACCTAACAAAGAGTTTCCGTATTTTATATACTGTCGAGGATAAGGACTAACAATCACTTCTACGTCATCTGCATTTTCATAAAGTGCAGATAAATACATCATCAAGGCAAAATTACTATGCCTATCGTGATTACCACACATAAATACTACTTGTACAGGAGAAACAGCACGAAGCATTTCAATATGCTCTCTTGCTAACTCACAACCACCCATAAGTATTTGTGCAGGAGTAGCCGCCATATCTTGTGGCGTTCCTCTTGTAGTAGTACCTGCGTCATTATCAATATGAAACCAATCAGAACCCGCAGTCACAATAACTTTATCGGGCCTACTAGGTAATCTTGAAATTAAATTGTTTGTGCGGTCAATAAGTCTTGAACGTGCTTCGTCAAGGTCATACTCTTCACCAACTTCATCTTTCCAACCATATTTACCATAATGTAAGTCAGTAGGAGAAATTACTACGGCATAATTACCGTTTTCCGTCATCTTGATTCTGTTTTTCGTAGTTGTTTTTACTTTTGGGATTAAAGTAAGAAACTCATTAAGAATTGTATCACTAAAAGCCCTATATGCGTTAGCATCTTTTTCTATTTCGGCCCAACGCTTACTTTCTACCTTTTCTGCTACTTGCATACGCCTAACAGCAAGAGTTTCATTTACTAAATCATCAGTAGTCTTTGTCATAACTTCTTCATCGGTAAAAATGTCCATACCATGATTCCATTCATTGACTCTTATGTATTCTTTAATCCAACCTGTAGGTATTCCGTACTTTCTAGCCAAATCTGTTGCAGACAAACCATTACCGTCATCTGAATAATCTTTTTTCATGTTTCTATGTTTTTCACCATCAATAGCAACCATTTCACCACCTAGTGCATCTAACACCGTCAAATAAGTGTCATTTGCTTTATCATAGTAAACTCTTATCTTATTTACAGATAATTCCGGTGTTCCGGCTTCTCTATAATCATTTCCTTGTTTGACCCACCGTTGTATTCTACATCTCCAACTGTTTATCGAGCATTGTGGCTCAACTTCGTGCAAAAACCGAGCAAAATCGGAATTATTCCTAAAAGTCCTATCATTGGCGTATTTTTCTATGAGGTCGTAGCCCCCTTGATACCTTCCCATTGTACTGTCCTGCTCATATCGTCTTATAATACTTATTTATTTTGTTCTTTTAGTGTTTAACAAAATTAAAAAAACGCTTTACTAAAAGCCTATGTTTGAATTAATTTATTCTTTCTTTAGTATGGGTAGGCGGCGGCCCTGTCTATCTATTACTCTTTTAGTTATTAACTTCATCCATACTATAGAAGAAATAAAATAAATAGAAAGAATTAGCGCAGTACAGCGTTTTATTAATTTTGTAATATATCGAAAAAATAAAAAAAATTAAGAAAAACATCAAAAAGTGTTATAAAACGACCTAATCCTCGTAATTATATGGCCGAGCGAAGTTTGTGGCAAAGATTAACCGGAAGTGTAGAAAAACCCGTAGAACCGAAGAGAATAGCGTTATCTACTAACGAAAAGTTTTCAGCAATTGCGGGAATACCGGATATTGTTAGAGATACAGAAAAACTAAGACAAGACAGTAAGTTTGACAATGAGTTTGATTTGTATGACCTTATGTTGAAGTTAGACCCGGAATTGAACGGTGCGGTTCGTGCTGTATCACTTACGGCTAACAATTATGAAATTAATTATTCTAAAGGTAAAAATGCACAGATACGAAACGCCATACAGAGTCTTGTAGAAGATACTCTTGACTTTGACGACATTATGATTAACTCTATGCGTAATATGATGGTTTACGGTAATGACATTAACAAAATAGTAGGTAAACAAGGTATAGGGGTCACAGGTCTACAAAGCCTTCCTATCAAACAAATAACTATTGTTGATGAAAGAGGCGGTGTAGGTTCTTACTTTGTTGCTGACGAAGATAACCCTATAATTAACCCAAGAACATATATTATGCGGGAAACATCACCTTACGAAGTTGCTATTTCCGCAAAAGAAATATTACACATAAAGGTTGATTTCCGTTCTAATTGGTTTACAGATAACAAAGGTAGAAAGACTTATGGTATATGGGGTGCATCACGTTTCTCGGCACTAAAGCAAGCAATACGCATGAAATACAACAGTATGAATAATCGTATATCTTTAGAAGATGCTATGACTAAACAATACATTACAATAGACAAATCTGCTATTGAACACATACAAGACCCTGTGGAACAATCACAAAGGTTATCATTTATTATGGATGAGGTAATTAGTTTATTCTCCGGTTTAAGGGGCGACCAAATACCTGTACTGCCGCATTACGTTAATCTACACCACGTAGATTTAGGTAATACAATGCCTAATAGTGCAGATTTCCTAGATAGTATAAATGCTGATATTGCAGCCGTACTACAAGTACCGAGAGTAGCAGCAGGTCAAGAACGTGGTTCTACATTTGCAGCAACATTCAACGCTAACCTTTGGGCCGTACAAGCAATAAGCCGTATGCACAAAATACTAGCGGAATCGGCTATGCAACTATTTATGATGCACTTAGACCTATTAGGTATAACATATAGACGACAAGATTTGCCTACTATTAAGTTTGACGCTATGGATATGGAATCTCCACTCAATGTTATGCAAAGAGTAACAATGGGTTATGATGGGGGTCTACTTACGCTTAATCAATCCCTTGATATTCTAAACTTACCGGAAATAGGCAAAGAAGGTGATGAAAGAAAAGAGGTCGAACAACCTGCGGATGTAGGAAGTTTGCCTAGAGAGAATGAACAAGAGAGCGCACCTAGTGAGGAAGATATATGATACCGGAATTACAATTTGCAGTATATAGTCTTATTTTAGCGGGTTTGGGTGCTGTTGCAGCAATAATACTTAAAAGACACCCCGAACAACGAAAAGACATGAGTAGCCCAAAAATGTCAAATCCCAACGAAACACTTATGCTAACTTTTGGTATGGGTGTTGTTATGGCGTGGGTTATAATCGCTGCGGCTGCTTCTTATTACAGCGTTGTAGAACAAAGGGATATATCGGATTCACAACTTACAGTTATTGGTCTATTAGGTGGTCCTGCACTTCTTATTATAACAAGTGTACTAGATTTATTTAAGGGTAAAGAAAGTGCTAAAATTGCAGTATTACCCGACAGACTAAACGCTGACGTAGAATCTACTAACGCATCTAAAAACCATACTCGTAAACTAGAAGAATTAAAACTACAGCACGATTTGGATATGGAAGCCATGCAACAAAAACATACTTTAGATATGGAAGCATTTCAAATTACTAAAGGCCCTAAAACTAAATAATCATAAAACACTAGGATAACCTAGTGTTATGACACTTAACGAAGTTTGTTGCATCTTATTATTTATCGCTATTGCTTTTATGGCCCTTGACACGGAAAAGTGGGGCTAATGCACAAAGACGAAGTAATAGAAAAGGTTATCGCTATATGTATGATGTGTATTTTTCTTGTGCCTTTTGCTGCACCTGCGTATGAAACAAGCCCTTTCTATGACCCCAATATGATTTCCTGTAGTAGTATTACCGGAGAAATAGTGGAAAAAGAACCATTCTATATTATTGTAAGAGTAGAAGATAACTACACTTATGTTAGTGAGGACTTTAAAGTATATGTAAGTCCCAAAGCATACGTTAATTATAGTATAGGTGATAACCACATAGAACCGATATGTACTTTATCTGATTACTCATTGTATAAAGATTTGATAGAAAGCCTAAAACAATCCGGCATACTAGAATAGATTAATAAGACAAACCTTAAATTGGAAAACCATGTCGTGTGGATGCGGTTGTAGTGGCGAAGTAGTAGCATACGAAGAATGGGATGAAGAAGATGTTTCAGCAGCCGAGTATCAAGGCCGTACTGTAAGTCTCAATAAACCCTTTAGAACAAAGGGTGGGGCTAAAAAGTTTGCAGTATATACTAAAAATGGTAGCGGCACAGTAGTTATTGTACGATTTGGCGACCCTAACATGGAAATCAAAAGAGATGACCCCGCTAGAAGAAAATCATTTCGTGCTAGACACAACTGTAAAACACCCGGCCCAAAATGGAAGGCTAGGTATTGGTCTTGTAGACAATGGCGAGGCGGAACAAAAGTAGAAGCAGAAGATGGAACACCATGTGGATGTGGATGTAATGATGAAGAAGTTGAGGCTAAAGATGCCGATGACCCTTGTACTGCGGGTTATGAACAATACGGTATGAAAATGAAAAACGGTAGAAAAGTACCTAATTGTATTCCTATTAAGAAAAAGGCAGAAGCGGCATATGACGTTTGTTCTTCTTGTATGACACAAGAAAAATGTGCATCACATGGTGAATGTATGAGTGTTGCATATGTAGAGGACCCCGAACCTTCAATGGAAAAGGCTTTGAAACAGGCAGCAGAACCTACACCTAAAGATTCTGAAACACACGGCGAATATATGTCTAGGTGTCAAAAAGCAGGATATTCTAAAGAAGAATGTATGGCTGCACACGAAGGACATGAGTTTAAAACAGAAGCAGATTACGATGACAAGAAAAAGAATGGTTATGCTTCTGAATGTGGAGTAGGGGAAGAAATGATAGATGGTGAATGTAGAAAAGTTGCTGTTACATTAGATTTAGATTTTGACGAGGTAGAAGCAATAGTAGAAGCATCTACCGGAGAAACAGTTATAGAAATAAGAGGCGTAGCATTCCACGAAGGCATGAATAAAAACAAATGGGCTTTAACAGAAGAAGGCGCAAAGTTAGTAGTAGAACAAATGAAAGGTGCAGACTTAACATTAAATCATCCGGCAGCAAGTGAACACGGTAGTGGCTTTACAAGAAATATGAATGGCGGCGTAGAAGAAGCAGTAGTCGGATATATTAAAGGTGCATCATTCCACAAAACCGTAGCAAGTGGCTACGAAGTTAGATATGTAGCACACGTTGTAAGAACAGAATTATTCGATGCTTTAGAGTCCGGCCTATGGTCTAGGGATAACTACGGCGTGTCAATTGGTGGTAGCGGCGTACCTGTTGAGGCTTCCGAAGATGGTATGTTATTTGGTGAAGATTTTAAGTTTGACCACCTTGCTATTGTGCATAAACCCGCATATCAAAGGGCTACGATAGATTCTATACGAAAAATAGAAGCAACGGCAGCAGAAGCAACCTTTATAGGACATTCACAATCTGACTCAAAGCACAACAAGGTGATTAAAATGACCGAAGAAGAAAATACAGTAGATTACGCAGCAGAAATTGAAGCACTTAAGGCTTCCCTCGTTTTAGCCAATTCAAGAGTTGGCGAGTTTGAGGCACTAGAAGAAGCAAGAGTAGAGGCATCACGTCAAACTCTTGTTGATGAGGCATCAGAATTAGGAATGTCGGGACACGAAGATTTGTCATCCGATACACTAACTTCTCTAATTGCTTCATGGAATGAGGCACACCCGACACCAACAGAAGTAGAAATGTCTCCTGTTGAATCAGTCGAGAAGCCTATCGAAGAAGCAATCGCTTCTGAATCAACTCACAAAGTTTCTAACTATCTAAATGGTAGAGTAGTAGAAAACGATGAAGCACTAT